ACAGACACCTGAAGAAACAGCGAAGGAAAAGCAAGTACAGGATTCCGTGGATAGGTTTGTAAACACGCAGCCCGAGTACGTCCCGCCCACGGTCTATCAGCCTATTGCACCGCAGCCTGATATTTATGCGCCGGGCGAGGAAGCACTCGACCGTGAGTTCAGGGACAGCCCACCACGGACCGAGGTCACTGATCAGTATGGCAACCTCGCAGGGTTTGACTACACGCCTGCTGCTAAGTTGCTCTCGGCCACCGGATCAGGGTTCAGCTTCACCCCTCCTTCTGTCACTAGCCGTCCGCGTTCGCTCATGGATACCAATACGCTTAATCGTTACACCCAAGGCCGCTCGGCGCAGGACCTGCGTCAACTTACCGGCGCCAACTACGACCAGTACAGCGGACTCCTTAACAGGACAGGCAGTTACGGTGGCGGACTGTCTCGCTCACAGCTCTATGCGTTGACCCGTCAGCAGGACTCACAGCGACCAAGAGAAGAGCAAGGCGCGGGCCAAGGTGCCACAACACGAACAGGCACGATACAGGACTACATAGCGGCCAACCCTGACGTGAGAGAAAGCTATCTATCTCAGCGAGACACGCTAGACCCCAACCTTACGCTTGAAGGGTTCGCCAACGCTCACTACAACAGAGATGGCCTTGCCGAAATGGCCGCAGGCAAGCGGGCACCGTTTACCTTGGCCCAAGCTCAAGGGGGTGGCCAGTCTTACACCTCACCGGCCATAGCCGGGTTTGGCGAGGGTGACGAGGAGAGCCGCCAGTCTAACTTTACCACCACAGGCTACGACAATGAGCTACTAGCCAGAGACCTCGGACCGGCAGGAGGGGCAATCATACGGCCCGTCTTTGCGGAGGGTGGCCTTGTAAAAAAGCCTGAAGGGTTCGCGGACGGTGGTCCTGCGGACTCGATGACGGCTGACGAGCTCACGGCCCAGTTAATGGCGATGGACACCCAAGAGGCCCCGGCCCCTGTCGAAGAACCACGGCCCACGGATCAAGTGCAGACTGAAAGCCAAAGCATGCTCGACAACCTTAATCGTGCAATGTCTCAGGTTACGCAGCCCGTTGTTGCAGCCGCGACGGACATGACCGTGGGCCTTGGTGACTTAGCCCAGATGGGTACAAAGGCCGTCGCGAACAAAATGGGCATAGAGACTAAGCCGTTTGTTCCTGTGGGTGAGAACATAAAGGCAAGCGTTGGCGCGGATGACGTAAGCCCGCTAAACCCCGCCTACATGGCTACTCAAATACTCCCTTTTGCAAGACTACAGAAAGCTCTTGCGGCGGGTCCCGCAGCCTACAGAGAGGCAATGGCGTACCTTGCCGGAGAAGGCGGCGCGCAGGTAGCTGCCACACAGTTCCCTGATTCGTTAGCCGCGCAGCTTGCGGGGGCGGTAACTGGCGACATGTCGGCTAGGGGTATTTTAGATACGCTAGACGGCCGTAACGTGCGCCGAATAACGGGCGACGAGCCCCCTATTGACGACGGACCTCTCCCAGAGGGCGAGCCGGAGGGCACGGTTCTAGGAATCTCGGATCAAAGCGAATCAGGCAAGATGTTGGACGACGTGGATGCTATCCCTCTTCCACTTGAGAACTTAGACAAATTAGAGGGAGAACTACTCCCTGCAGGGGACGTTGTTCAAACAGACTCTCGTAAACTGTTAGATAATCTGACGGCAACGGTCACAGTACCGCCTGTGGAAATAATCCCTGACGCCAAGGGCCACGCACTTCCGCCTATCCTTCTCACAGCAGGCACCGGCGAAAAAGCAGTCATGCCGGTTGTTCAAAGTTTCACTCCACAGAACAAAGACGTAGTTCTCGGAAAAATAGACGCAGTGGTGCGAACCAATCCTAATGCGTTAGCTTCTGCAAATAACTGGCTAACCGCAGAAGCACAGGCTTTTGGTGGGGACTATCTGCCTGCACCCCCTTCTCAGGCTATTAGCTATAACCAGACTCCTTCAGCGTTAGCGGCCAAACTAGATAAGCTGACACCACAGCTAAAAGCGACGGTGGACGAGGGCTTTAGGTACGTTAACGAGATAAAGAATTTATACAACTCTAGAGTCGCTACTCCTGATCTCACCGGCCGCATGTTCCTTTGGGGCATTTTGTCCCGTGGTGCGGGTCCCGCGCAGCAAGAAGCGGCGTTCCTTGATCTTGTGTCAAAGGCCGAGCCCTACATTGCTAAGTCGGTTAATGGTGAATTTACGGATGCAGACCTTGTTTCTTGGAAGCAAATGGTTTCAAAAAGGTTGCCAAAGGGTTCTCCTGCCAAGCAGGTAACGATGAACGCTAATGCGGCAGGAACTTTGCTCAAGGCATTGAGTGCAAAGTCGCCCAGTGGTCAATCAGTACTAAAAACTTTGCACAACGACTTAGCTGACCCTAGAGTATCCGGCCCACAATTCCGTCGTAAATTCTTTGAGCTGACGAATAAGCCGGGCATTGATAACAAGGTTGTGTCGTTTATTGGACTGGTTTCAGGTAAAGATGACCTGCTGGTTATGGATCGCATTCAATCTAGGCATTTGTGGGATGATGGGCGCTATGAAGGTAAAAACATCTATGATGGCATCGGCAGTAACAAAGGCGGACTAAGCAAAATTTTAGGTGGACCACGGGGGTTGATGGTCACCGAAATGTTAGAAAATGGCCTTAGGGACTCAGCCAAAAAAGCCTATGAGATGATAGGTCGTCCACAAGATGGTAGCCTTGGTCGTATGCACTGGGAAACGTGGTTGATTGAAGGAAACCAAGGCGTATCGCACAGTACTTTGCAATCAGTTAGAAGCGGATCACCTATTGGGTTTGGTGTTACGGAAGGAAAGCCCGGCACTTTCTCTTCTGGCATGACTTATCGACAAGCAATCAACGGCCCAGTAGTTGAATACCCTCTTTCTGATGGAAATGTAGTAAGAATGACCCCAGAAAGACAAAAAGAGTTTGAGTCCTTTATTAAAAAACCAAAAAACGGTATAGTACCTAAAGGGTTTAAAGTAAAACAAGCCGTTACTTGGTATGAAAGACCAGAAGTCAACAGAGGGAAATTAGACGATGCCGCAAGACAATTCGAAAACGCTAACCCCGACGGCAGCCTTAGATCAGGCGATGTTAGGGCTTACACGGGTGGGGACACCCTTTCTGAACGAAGACGACAGTTCCTCCGCTCCTTCCGAGCCGATCAAAACCGAACAACAGCCGCAACAAGAGTGGTTCAGGGAGTCGATAATGGAGGACGTGCTCAAGAAGCATCCGGACCTTACCAGAGAGGAGCTGTCGAGGGATATGGAGGAGATGGGCTTTTAAGTTTCTCTCCAGACAGTAGTGCCCTGACCCAATACCAAAGCGCAGGCCTTAACCTACCGGTTATTCGACAAGTAGAGGCAGCGGCTAATGCCCCTGCCTATAACGTAGAAATGACCAATGCTATGGCAGGGAATAGGCTTGGTGCTCAGGTAGAGATAAAGAGCGCAGAAGACCTTTCTGGCTACAACCTCTTCCGAACTGAAGCAGGCAGTGGCTTTGCCATTAAACCGGACGGTGACATAGTCGCTGTATTCGCATCACCCAATGAGCCTAAGGGCGGAAGTTTTGCGATGCTGCAAGCTGCAGCACAAGCAGGCGGCACTAAGCTAGACGCTTTTGACACATTCTTGCCAGAAATTTATGAGCCCGCCGGATTCCGTCCGGTAGCACGCTTGCTCTGGAACGATGAATTTGCACCGCCTAACTGGGACAAGGAAGCGTTTGCTAAATACAGTAAGGGCGAGCCGGATGTAGTATTCTTTGTCCATGATCCTGAATACTTTGGCGGCGCTAAGGATGTTCCTGTAGTTACGGACTACGACGACGCTGTAAGGTTACAGGATGAGGCGCTAGGTATTTCAAATGCTTCCGTTGCACAACCTGCTCAATCTTCCCCTGAGCCAACTAAAAAAGCGAGTGGCGGATCAGTAGAGCGCGTGTACAATGACAACCGCACATACAAATAGGACAAAGTCATGCCTGTAGATAAAGTCGTTAATCTGGCCCCAGTAACTGACATCATTGAACTGATGGGCGAAGAAGAGCCGGATATTGAAATCATACTTGAGGATGACGGTAGCGCGGTCATTGAAGTTAACGAGGAAGACGACGTTGAGTTCTACAGCAACCTAGCCGAAGTAGTTGATGAGGATGAGCTAGGTTCTATTTCATCTGACCTACTGGCTTTATTCGACGCAGACAAGGCCTCACGGCAGGACTGGGAGCAGATGTATTCCAAGGGAATGGATTTGCTAGGCCTGAAGATAGAGGACCGTACACGCCCGTTCCGTGGCGCTGCAGGCGCTGTCCACCCCATGCTTACAGAAGCCGTTGTCCAGTTTCAAGCGCAAGCGTTTAAAGAGCTTATGCCCGCAGGCGGCCCTGTCCGTACTGAGACGTTAGGCAAAGAAACTATCGACAAGGTCCAACAGGCTTCGCGCGTGCAGGACTTTATGAATTACCAAATCACGTCGGTGATGAAAGAATACACGCCGGAGTTTGATCAGTTATTGTTTTACGTCGGATACGGCGGCTCTGCATTTAAAAAGGTTTATTATGATGAACAACTGGGTCGTATGGTTAGTCGTTTGGTTCTTCCTGACGACCTCTATATTCCTTACAACGGGTCGAGTGTCATCTCTCAGTGCCCAAGAATTACCCAACGTATTGCAATGGATTCAAATGAGTTCAGAAAGCGTGTTGTTGCCGGTGAATACCTTGATGTAGTGCTCGACCCAGAGCAAAGCCCCGTTAGCGGCAACCAAATTAGGTATGCAGTCGACAAACTTACGGGCCTGACTCAAAGCGGAGAGCCCGAAGAAATCTTCTTGCTCGAGTTCCAAGTCAATTTGGACCTCATGGGCTTTGAAGATGTCGATGAAAAGAACAACGAGACCGAAATCAAGCTGCCTTACGTCGTTACTATTGACGAAAACAGCGGTCAGGTGGTCGGAATACGCAGAAATTGGTTAGAAGATGACGAATTAAAGCGTCGTCGTGAGTATTTTGTGCATTATGTGCTGATTGAAGGCCCCGGCGCTTACGGTTTAGGCTTTGTTCACCTGATTGGTGGCCTAAGTAAGACTGCAACGGCCGCTTTGCGTCAACTTCTTGACGCAGGCACGCTATCTAATCTTCCTGCGGGCTTCAAAGCGAAGGGTGCACGGATTGCTGACGACGATAACCCCATTCAGCCGGGCGAATGGCGGGATATTGACGCCGGTGGCGCCGAATTGTCGTCTTCTTTGTTGCCTTTACCGTATAAAGAACCTTCTCAGACGCTATTTACGCTTCTAGGTTTCACCGTAGACGCCGGAAAGCGCCTTGCGAGCACTGCAGACATGCAAGTTGGCGATTCTAACCAACAGGCCGCTGTAGGCACTACGCTTGCGCTGTTGGAGCGCGGCTCTATCGTCACCTCTGCCATACACAAGCGCCTTTACTACGCTCAGACGCAAGAATTCGAGATGTTAGCGGCAGGATTCGGGCAATTTCTGCCCGATGAATACCCATATGACGTTCCCGGAGCGTCTAGATGTGTAAAAAGAGATGATTTTACCCATATGGTCGCTATATTGCCCATAGCGGACCCAAATGTATTCTCTGCGGCCCAAAGGATCACTCTTGCACAGGCTCAACTGCAGTTAGCTCAAAGTGCGCCTCAAATGCACAATATGTACGAGGCTTACCACCGCGTCTATCAGGCCATGAATGTCCGAGACATTGACGGCATTCTGAAGATGGAAACTAACCAGTTACCTAAGGACCCTGCAAGCGAGAACGCTGACGTGGCGGACAACAAGTCGTTGAAAGCCTTTGCCGGTCAACAACACGACGCGCATATTGCGGCCCACCTGATGATGGGCATGTCGCCTCTCATGCAAGCGAACCCTTTAGGCTCGGCAGAACTTCAGAAGCATATTCTGGACCACATACGCTTAAAAGCGGAAGAGGGTACGGAGGCAGAGCTCTTTGCAGAGTACGGTGCGGACCCTGACGGTATGGTTTCTGACCTTCAACGTGAGGCAATGGTCTCGATCAAGGTTGCCGAGGGCATGATGGAAATGAAGAGCGTTCAGGGCCAACTTTCTGGCGAGGGAACAGGCGAAGACCCAGTGGTAGCGCTGAAGGCCAAGGAGTTAGAGCAGCGTGCTGCTAAGGACCAAGCGGACATAGCCATTAAACAAGAGGGAGTTAAACTTGATGAGGCTAGAATTGTTCAAAATGCTGAAGCCAACCAAGCCCGAATAGACTCCCAACAGAAAATAGCCCAAGAAAGGGCAAATGTTGCTAGGGAAAGAATCAATGCCCCTAAGCAAGGAGGCAGGTAATGCCACTTAAAAAAGGTTCTAGTAGTAAAACAATTGGTAAAAATATCAGTGAATTAGTTGGAACTTACAAAAAAAAGGGTAAAATAGGCGCCAGTAAACCTAAGAGCAAATCTGCAGCCCAAAAACAAGCTGTGGCAATTGCGATGAATACAGCCGGTAAATCTAACAAGATGAAATCCGGCGGTGCAGTAAGAACCGTTAAAAAACGTGACGGTAACCGACCAGTAAAGATTTACTAAGAATGCCCCCAGACGGTGGCTTTAAACTGTCTGCTCTCATGGAAAAACGACCATGCTTGAATTCGCTGAAAGCGTATTGAAAGAAGTTAGGAAGTTACAGGAAGACTCCGAGGGACTAGTGCTCAATGGCGCTATTTCCGACATGGAACGCTACCGTTTCCTTATGGGCCGTCTGGAAGGCATAAAGCTTGTGGATCAGATTATCCGAGACAAATTGGATAAACATTCAGAAGAATTTTAACCCACCAGAGAGACCTATATGGAACCTGAAAAGAAACTTACGCACTTAGAGGAAAAGTGGAAGGCAGAGGCTAAAGATGAAGTAGCCGAAAGCACTAAGCTAACCCTTGACGATGCGTACACCGAAGAAGGAAAAGTCGCTGAACACGGCCTTTCCGACTCTGTTTTAGACCTTATTCCGCAACCCACTGGATGGCGACTAGCTATCCTGCCTTATCGTGGCGCTAAAACCACTAAAGGCGGAATTGTGCTTGCGGATGAGACCCGTCAACGAACACAACTGGCAACTAATGTCGGCTACGTGTTGAAGGTAGGTGGCCTATCTTATGCTGACGAGTCTAAGTTTCCCCACGGTCCGTGGTGCAAGCCGGGCGATTGGGTGATATTTGGTCGATACGCGGGGTCTCGGATTCAGATAGATGGCGGCGAGATTCGTCTGTTAAACGACGATGAAATCTTAGGGATAGTAAATGACCCTGAAGACATTCTACATATGTAAGGAGGCTTTTTATGAGTGAATCAATGACAGAAGAGTTAGACTTTAATGTTGGCGAAGATGAGCAGGAAGCCACCATTGAGATGAACGAGGACGGCTCTGACGCTAAATTAGCGGTGGAAGAAGAGGCGGAAGTAGTACAGGAGGGCGCTAAAAAAGCAGGTCCTGCGGAAGAAGATTTAGATGACTATTCGGGCAAAGTTAAAAAACGAATAGACAAGCTTACTGCTCGGTTAAGAGAGACTCAGCGTCGTGAAGAGGCCGCTCTTGATTATGCCCGTAACGTAAGGGATCAAAACGAACAGCTTGAGCAACGATACCAGAAGACTGACACGGAAAGGCTGCAAGAAGCCCAAGGCCGTGTTGACAGTCACCTAATAGCTCTAAAGCAAGTTATTAGAAAGGCCCGTGAAGAGGGTGACATAGATACCGAGACGGAAGCTCAACAGCGTCTTACCTCTATGGTTTGGGAGCAAAACCGCCTTAACGAGACGACAAACCAACGTCGTCAGGAAGCGCAAAGGCCTAAGCCTCCCCGAGAACAGCCTGAAATACTACGCCCAAGAATGCCTGAGCCAGACATGAAGGCCGAGGATTGGGCAGAAAAGAACGCTTGGTTTGGTGAAAATACGGTGATGACCCACACAGTTAGGGGAATTCACATGGATTTAATCCAAAAAGAAGGGTTTGACCCAAGCACCGACGAGTACTATAGTGAGATCGACCGTAGGATGAGCCAAATATTTCCTAGTGAATATGGCATTGAGCCTACGCAACAAAACAACAGGACTAACCGACCCGTGCAAACGGTAGCTCCTGCAACCCGATCTTCGGGAGTAAATAACTCAGCACGCCGCTCTGTAAGGTTGAGTCCGAGTCAGGTTGCGATAGCAAAAAAACTTGGGGTTCCACTTGAAGAATATGCCAAATACGTTAAGGAGTAATTGAAATGACTGAGAATAGCGTGCCAAAACTTAATCGTAGTGTTCGTGATTCGGATACCCGTGAGACCACTACGCGCCGCAAGCCTTGGGCACCTCCTTCACGATTAGACGCGCCTCCTGCGCCTGCGGGCTACAAGCACCGTTGGATCAGGGCTGAATCAGGCGGGGTAGATGACCGTACTAACATCGCAGGGAAACTCCGAGAGGGGTATGAACTGGTTAGAGCGGACGAGCACCCTAACTTCGACTCAGGTGTTCAGGATGACGGCAAGCATGCAGGGGTAATCTCTGTAGGCGGATTGTTGTTAGCTAGAATACCCGATGAAACAGCAGAAGAGCGTCGACAGTTTTATTCTTCGCGGACCCATGATCAGATAAGGGCAGTCGATAACGACATGTTGAAGACGAATGCACACTCGTCAATGAAGATCAACTCGCCGGAAAGACAGTCTAAAGTAAGCCTCGGTGGCCCAAGATCGGGTTCCGAGTAATCTTAATTTAAAGGACATTTATCATGGCAAATGCAGACAAAGCCTTTGGCTTACGTCCGCTTGGTAACCTTTCTGGCACTGGTAGCCAGAAGCAGTACGGTTACGAAATTGCGGACAACCAAGCGGGAGCTATCTTCCAAGGTGACCTAGTCACTCTGAAAGACGGCTACATATTGCAGTTTGACCCTTCAAGCCACAGTGCAGCGGTCGGCGTGTTTAATGGTTGTTTCTATACAGACCCAACCACTGGCAAGCCCACTTTCTCAAACTATTATCCCGGTTCAGTGAACATCACTCAGGGTAAGATCACCGCAGACGTACTCGATGATCCTAGCCAGTTGTTCCTTATCCAAAACGATGGTACTTCAGCCGCCGCAAACTACGGCAAGAACGCTGATATCGTTGTTGGAACGGGCAGCACTACAACAGGTGTTTCAGCGAACGAGTTGGATACATCAGGTATTGCCACTACTGCAGCACTAAACCTTAAGATCATTGGTCTTTGGGACGTGCCTAACAACGCAGTCGGTGCCAACGCGGTGGTTGTAGTTAAAATTAACGAGCACCTTTACGGTTCTGCCGGTGTTGCAGGTCAATAGGAGACTTAGGTCATGGCTATATCACGTTCACAACTAGTAAAAGAGTTGGAGCCAGGTCTAAACGCTTTGTTTGGTCTGGAATACAACAATTACGATACCGAGCATACTGAAATCTACGAGACAGAGTCTTCGGACCGAGCCTTTGAAGAGGAGGTGATGCTATCCGGGTTTGGCGAAGCGCCAGTTAAATCAGAGGGTTCGGGTGTTGCATTCGATCAAGCCCAAGAGGTTTACACTGCTCGCTACACTCACGAAACAGTGGCTTTGGCCTTCTCACTGACTGAAGAGGCAGTGGAAGACAACCTGTACGACCGACTATCGGCTCGTTACACAAAGGCGCTCGCTCGTTCAATGGCGACAACGAAGCAGATTAAAGCTGCTTCTATCCTCAACAACGCTTTCACTACCTCTATTGGCGGTGACGGCAAGCCTCTCTGTGCGACAGATCACCCCACACTAGGTGGGCCTAATCTGGCAAACGAGCTGGCTGTTGCGGCAGACCTTAGTGAGGCTTCTCTTGAGCAAGCTCTTATCGACATCGCAGCGTTCACTGACGAGCGCGGCCTGAAGATTGCTGTTCAAGGTACTAAGCTGATCATCCCTAAGGAGCTTCAGTTCACGGCAGACCGCATCATGAAGTCTACTCTTCGTGTTGGCACTGCTGATAACGACATCAACGCCGTGCGTAACATGGGTATGGTTCCACAGGGCTACAAGGTAAACCATTACCTCACAGACCCTGATGCGTTCTTTATCATGACTGACGCGCCTAACGGCATGAAGATGTTTAACCGTGTAGGGATCAAGACCGGCTTTGAAGGCGACTTCGACACCGGCAATGTTCGCTACAAGGCACGTGAGCGCTACAGCTTTGGCTTCAGCGATCCACGTGGTATCTTTGGCTCACCGGGTACTCCGTAAGCCAGAAGACGAAAGTCAGGAAAGGCCCTTCGGGGCCTTTTTTCGTTTGAGAAGTAACAGTTATGCCTAGACAAACTAAAGTAAAGCCTGTTTCACAAGGTTCCCGATTATGCACTTCGTGCAACAAAGTAAAGCCGCTGTCCCAATTTGAGACCTTTAAAGAAGGGCAGATACGGGGCGTCTGTCGGCATTGTGTGACCCTCCAAAGATCGAAAAAAACCTCGGCTACTCCTGAAGCCTACATCCGGGTCTTAAACACGCAGTTAAAATCTCAGCGTCTCAAACAAGGCATCCAATACGATCTAACCACAGAGGAAGTTATCGAGATTTGGGAGGTGCAGGAGGGTAAGTGCGCTCTTTCTGGCGTCCTCATGACCCATCAAAGAGATGGCACCTACGGTGATAAAAAGCCAAAAGAACTTAACGCATCGATAGACCGGATAAATCCCCAAGGTCCTTACGTACGGGAAAACGTACAGCTAGTTGCTGCTAGGGTAAATACCATGAAGCACACCCTCGGCCAAGACATGTTCATGTGGTGGGTAAAAAACGTACATGACAATTTAATAGGTTAAGATTTTCTTAAAATATGTACATATCGGGGTAAAGAACATTTACGAGGCCCGCATTAAGTGATATGTTGGGGGTGCTGCAATTTCGCAGTAATCAAATTAATGCTTTGATTTTTGTTTTTTTAGTGTGTTTATCTCCCTTGAAGAGACTTGGCCCATCCTTACAGATGGGCCTTTTTTATTTGTGCAACAAGGAAATAACTGGTATATACTGTTATAAATCCGGAACCAAACCGGCCTATCTGACAGTTTCCGGACTGACGACATGCAGACAGATAAGCCCCATAACTCGCATGTGAGGATTTCCCAATGAGTTCAACAACTTTTTCAGGCCCGGTCACCTCGACCAATGGTTTTGTCGGCGATGTAACTGGCGATGTAACTGGCGATGTAACCGGCGCAGTCGTTGCGACCACTATCACCGCTTCTAGCAACGCTACCCTATCCGGCACTGCTAACGTCATCATTATCCCTACTAGTGACCCCGGTGTTACTGGCGCTATCTGGAATAACGGTGGAACTCTGGCTGTCTCAGCGTAGGTTTCTCACTTAATAGGAGTAACTTATGAGCGCAAGTAACATTGAGCTAGTAACCAAAGTACCTGTGGGTGCAGCAGCTATCAGCACAGCGGCAATATCGGGCCGAACACGCCTGTATGGCATCTATTACACTTGTACAGCCACTGCTTCTTCTTTTGAAATTAGAAACGGTGCTGCGGACACGGCCACCTCTTTGATTACTATTCATACCCCTGCAGCAGCCGGACAGTATGAGATAGATATCCCAGACGGCGGAGCTTTGTTTAATGCAGGTGCATTTATTGACGCAGCCGACACTGAGATAACCAGTGTGACCTTGATATATGCAGGCGGAGCGGCGGCCTAATGGCTTCCACGAAGGCGGTTAAACGCACGCCTTCTGGGCGTGTAGCTTATCGAGGCGAGACTTTTTCAGGCTACAACAAGCCTAAAAGAACCTCAGGAGGCAGCAAGAAGTTTGCTGTTTTAGCCAAGAAGGGTGACGACGTAAAGCTAGTGCGCTTTGGTGATCCGAACATGACTATCAAAAAAGCTATACCTGAGCGCCGAGCTAACTTTAGGGCCCGTCACAATTGTGACACTGCAAAAGACAAGTTCAGCGCACGATACTGGAGCTGTAAAAAATGGTAGCTAAAAAAGGTCTTTATGCCAATATCGCGGCTAAAAAAGCGCGTATTGCAGCGGGCTCAGGCGAGAAGATGCGGAAGGTAGGAGCCAAAGGGGCACCTACTGCAGGCGCTTTTAAGCAAGCCGCTAAAACTGCCAAGCCCGTAGCCAAGAAGGATGGGGGAATAGTCAAGAAGGGCTCACACCGCATGCCTGATGGCACGATTATGAAGAATTCGGCTCATAAGGGCCGTAATACAACCAGACGAGGTAAGTAACATGGCCGGACGTGGAATGGGTGCCGCTACCAGAGGCGGAGGATGCGTAGGAACAGGTCCTAGAAATAAAGTTGAATCTAAGCCTAGCCGTAAGGTGGGTGACCCCGTCATGATGAACAAAGGAGGCATGGCAAACAGTAAGAAAAGCTTCCCTGACATGAACAAAGACGGCAAAGTGACTCAAGCTGACGTTCTTATGGGCCGTGGTGTCAAAAAGAAAATGGGCGGCGGGATGATGTATAAGTAATGGCTACTTCAGGAACAACAGACTTTAATTTATCGATTGACGACCTCGTAGAAGAGGCGTTCGAGCGTTGTGGCATGCAGATGACTGCAGGCTATCAGCTTAACTCGGCTCGTCGTTCGTTAAATCTGTTGTTTTTGGATTGGGCAAATCGAGGCTTAAACCTGTGGACCATAGAGCAAGCTACTTATGCTTTGGTCCAAGGCGACGCTGAGATATCCCTGCCAACAGATACAGTCAATGTTTTGACAGCAGTTATCCGTCAGACAACTAACGGGCAGCAGCAGGATATAAACATCGAGCGTATTGGACGGGAGGAGTACCTTAACGTCCCCGACAAGCTTACGCAGGCAAGACCGTCGCAGATATACATCGAGCGTACAAATACACCTAAGGCTTATTTGTACCCTGCAGCAGACAAGGCGTATACGTTGGTTTACTACCGCATACGCCGCATGGAAGACGCCGGAGATTACACCAATAATACGGACGTTAATTTCAGATTCCTTCCATGTCTGGCCTCAGGACTGGCTTATATGCTGTCTTTGAAATATGCCCCAGACCGCACGGGCGCGTTGCAGCAGATGTATGAGCAAGATTTTGACCGAGCGGCACAGGAAGATAGAGACACGGCAAGCACGTACTTTCTTCCCGACGTAGGATTTTAAAATGGCTCAGGCAACGGGTAAGTTTTCTTACGCCCTTTGTGACTATTGTGGGCAACGCTACCCTTACCAGACACTGGTAAAGAACTGGAAGGGGTTTATGGTTTGCCCTGAGGACTATGAGCCAAAGGAGCCGCAATTAACCCCTTTAAAGTACAGGGGTGATGCAATAGCTCTACAAGACCCTCGTCCTGACAGAACTGAGCCGCTGAGCGTGTTTGTAAATAACACGGGTGGCGATACGCCTTTTGAGACAGTGCCGGGTTCAATGCAGCCTGCCCCTCCTGCAATTGCAGTTGAAGGCGTAGGCACACTTGGGGCGGTTACGGTGGTAATTACATGACCTATGATGAGCTAGTAACAAACATTCGTAATTACACCGAGGTGGACTCTAACGTCTTCCCAAATTCGGTTATAGATACGTTCATCACAATGGCCGAGAACAGAATTCTCAGGGACATAGACCTTGACGTATTTAAGCTAGAAGCCACTGCCAACATGACCGCAGGCAATCGTTTCCTAGTGGCGCCTAGCGATATTTTGACGCATCGATATATTATGGTGACGTTAAATGGCGAGCAGACTTTTTTAGATTTCAGGGACACTTCTTTCATGAAGGAGTACTGGCCTGATTCTACGGTAACAGGGGCACCAAAATACTATTCGGTATGGAACCAGAACACGTTCTATATTGCGCCGACACCCAACGCTAGTTACGAGGTCCAGTTAGGTTACATATACAAGCCGCAGCAGTTGTCGTCTGCAAATCCCACGACGTGGGTAAGCACTGACGCACCCGAAGCTCTTCTATATGCGTGCTTGATTCAGGCATACAGCTACACTAAAGGCCCGATTGAAATGCTGCAATATTTTGAAAGCAGCTACAAGCAGGCTATACAAGGTCTCGGCATCGAGCAGCAAGGTCGCCGTCGTCGTGACGAGTTTAGAGATGGCATGATTAGATTGCCTATTAAATCGGAATCACCCGGCCCGTAACATTAAAGAGAGGAAACACAAATGGCTATTTCACAAGCTATGGCAACATCATTCAAA